TGAATCCTTGACCATCCGAGGTCAAAAAGATTTTGTCCAATTCGGGATTGTACTTAAAAATTCTTGCTGCAACATCCATTAGGACGATTGCTAAGACCAAAATGGTATTCTTAATTTCTTTTGCCATTGTATTGTTATTTATAGTTTATAAATTGTTGAATAATTACCTCTTACAGGCTTATCTCTTACATCATAATGAACGAAGTTGTTATACAGAAATAGTCCACCGTTATGTATTTTGCCCTGTTTAATTAAGCTTTCTATATGTCTATAGAAGCCTAAAGGCGTGTATTTTTCTTGTAGCGAATCGCCAGCAGATGCGGTTAAATGCTGGCTATATTTAGCACCTCCCTCTATCTTATTGTGCGTTTCCGTACGATATCCGCTATTTACAATTATGCTCCATTTATGTTCATCCTGAATACTATCTCTAATGACTTGCAAGTTGGTTGCAAGTTTTATTAGGTTGTTTTTATACTTCAAAGGCACTACTGTTCCATCCTTACAATCGAACTCCGACCTGTGAAAGTTTCTAGTCAGCTGTTTCATTTTTTAAAAATTAAAGTGATTATTGCTCCTGCTGAAATAATTAGTAATAATAACAGTCTATTACTTCTATTGCGTTGTTGGTTACGTTCTTTATTAGCTTTCTCAAAATCGAGTTTTAAATAATTGTTTTGACGCTCTAAATCGGCTATAAGCCTAGTTCTTGCACTTGCCATTGGGTCTATCCGATACTCTGTTTTTGTAATGTAGATCGTATCATTCGGTATTGTTAAATACACATACTCTATTTTATTGCTTTCTCTACAGTCCACACTATCTACTACTACCTTGGTGTGATGTTTAATAATGGTATCGGTTTTAGGTTCAGGCAATTCAATGTCTGCAACAGGAAACTCATACACACATAATTTTGCAAGGCTTGATTTATCCTCTACCTTATAATCATAAGTTTTGCAACTCACCAGAAAGGCAATCAAAAAGCTACCTAATAATATCTTTAACCTCATTCTTTATCTCTTTTACCTCTTTTAAAATCTCTAGTATTTCCTTGGGCTGATCTCTAAGTTTATGTCTTCCACCTACTTCAAGATGTTCCAGTACGCTAATAAACTCAATGCGTATTAAGAAGACTGCAAAAATTATAGATACAATAGGGATTGGATGAAAATCCGTGTAATAAAACACTGGGTTTAAGGCGTCAAAAATCAGGGCTATTACCATAATAGTAAGCCGTTTATTAAGCTTTGATAAAGTTCTTTCCAATCCTTTTGAAAAAGTATAGTTACCCTCAGCTTTTGATTTTTTTACGCCCAAACGCAAATCAATAAAAGCAGCAAACACTACAAATGTTGATAAGGCAAACCACAGTAATAAATTCTTAAGTGCTAGCGTAGTAACACCATCAATTATCCAATCGTATATCATTGTTATCTTTTTAAACTATCCCACATCAGCCCTCAATTTCTTTGAGGGCATGGGATATTGATTAAATTATAGGAGCTTGCATTAAAACTGCTACACCTTCATAGTTCTTACGTCTTGCACGTCCGCCCATTCTAACTAGGAATGAGTAGATATCACCGTAGTAGGTTGGATCGTTCTCTCTAGCAAAAGCTTTTGTCGATCCTACAGCTTTCTCAAGCATGTTTTTGTTCCATGCAATAATCCCTTCCGAATCTCCAGCTTCTGAGATTGCTCCAGTCGCTTTAAATGCCCCTGTATCATCCAATACATAAACGCCCGATCGGCTGTGAATGTAAAAGCCCTGCGCTTTATACATAATACCAGCACGACGCTCTTCTTCGCTAACGCTAGCCATAGCAGTTACAGTAACATTCGAATCGGCAGGGAACATTTGATCCTCAGCATCTGGAGTTAGCAACACGTGCATGTTTCCTTCGCTCCAAGCTTTTTGTCGCTTTAAGAAATTCCTTAAACGCTGTAGGTCTCTAATGCTATACGCTTTACGCTTACCTGAAGAACCAGCAAGCCCTGAATCAACTTCAGCTCCTTCAGTTTTTAAGATACTTGCAACAGGTAAAGTTTTATTGTCGCCTACTGGTGATACAATAAAGTTGTGCAACATTCCCTCGGCCACCTCCTCTGATAGGTTTGCAATGTCTTGGTCTAACACGCTTTTACGCTTGTCGTAAGACAGCTCTACAGTTTCACGGTTTGGAATGTATACAGGATCGGTGGTGTACTCATCGATCTTATACAAGATGTCGCTATCCACTCTCTTTGCTGGAGTAGCAGGAACTACCGTTCTATTTTTAACCACCGCACTTGGCTCTCCAGCCTGTGGAATGTGTACCACAGTTCCACCTAGTATATGGTCCTCATCTACGTCGGCTACGTGGTTCAAGAAACTATTATCTTCCAATAGCTTTTCCTGAATACTTTCGTGCCAAATTTCTAATTCTAATGCCATTTTATTTAATTTTTAGGTTATTATTAATTTTACTTTCCAAAGTGCTTTTTCCTTAGCTCTTCGAAATAATCATTGTCTAAAGCTTTCAGTTCAGCCAATAATCCTTCGCGGTCCAGCTCTCTGTAAGTTTTCCCTTTAAACTTATCCAACTCGTTTGATGGATCAATTACTTGATCTGCTATAGATTTACGCTTTGGTAAGCTCTTTAGCAAGCTCATCGCACTTTCATGCGACAATTCTTTAATAGAAGCTTCGGAGCTTTTATCAATTCTGCCATCTTTAATAGCAGCATTTAATTCAGCTTTTAATTCAGCTTTTAATCGAGCATCTTCAGCTTGCTTTAAAGTGTTATATTTCGCCTTTAATGCAGTATAGTCTGCTTCCTTTGCAGTTAGATTAGCTGTAACGGTTGCTAATGCTGCTTCTTTATCCTTAATCGCTTTAAGGATTGCGGTTTCTGTAGCATCTTCGTTAAGAGAAAGATGCTTAGCAATTGTCTTCATATGTTTATTATTTTTGGGTTTTACTGTTTTCAAGCTTAGCGTAAGCTGTTTTATTTCGGCATCTGTATAACGTGCACCATCGGTTTTAAACAATGCAACGGCCGATGCATTGGAGGGAACAGCTACAATGCTTACCTCATATAACTCACATTTTAGTAGTATCAATCGATCGTCGACTAAAACCAAGTCTTCTGGATCGAAGTATATACCGATGGAAGAACCTCTTAGCTTTCCGTTCATTACTTTTCGCACCACATCCTTATTTGCTTCCTCCTCAGTATCAAAGTCTGGACGCATAAAAAGTTTGCCGTCTTTAATTTCAATATCCTTCCACAACCCTAAGTGTGCATCTGTGCTATTATAATGATCTCTTAAACACACAGGATTGGCTAAGAATCGAGTTTCAAGATCGATCCCTGCTGTTTTTACATAAAACCCATGCGAGTTTTTTACGTTTTCATCGCTCACACAAAAAAGAGGTGCTTTTGACATTTATAATTGATTTTAATTATCGGATTTGTATTGCAAATGTTTAAGGATTTTTAGGAACAAAAAAATGTCAAATCTATGACACCCAATATTTTACTGTATGATACCCATAAAATTACAGTGTCATAGATTTGACATTTTCAAAGCATTGGCTTTTAAGGCACTTTTGTAACTATTACAACCTTAATTATATGCAGATGAGTAAAAAGAGACAAAGACGTGGACGAATGACCAATCAAAAACGCCAAGAGCTAATGGAGCGTGCAAGAATCTATTTCCTAAAAGAAGATATCACCCAAAAAGAGATTGCTGAACGAATTGGAGTTACGGAGCGTACCATAGGCGAGTGGATTAATAATGAAGGCTGGGAAAAACTCAAACGAAACATACTGCTAACTCGTGAGGAACAATTAAGCAACCTCTACTCCGAGCTGGAAGAGATTAACAACGAAGTAAAAAATAGAGAGCCAGGACAACGTTATGCCGATAGCAAATTGGCCAACACAAGACGTTACTTGATTCGCGATATAGAAGCTTTAGAAAAAGAAACATCAACGAGTGAGTTTATCACCGCTTTTACTCCATTTATAAATGATGTAAAAAAACAGAACATTGATGATGCCAGACTTATAGGAGAATATGCTGATAGTTTCATTAAAACCAAATTAAGGTAGATTTAAATACTTTTTAAAATGTTATTAAAACCTAAACAAACCGCTGAAGATAGAATTGCTTTAGACTTTTGGGAGAAGTACTATGAAGACCTCCAGCAAGAGGATGGGCTTGTAGATTTATTTGAAGACCCAGACGATAAGCAAAAGCGGATAAAAGACCTTGAGGCCAATCATGAAGCTTGGTTTAAGTATTACTTTCCAAAATACTACTCCAGCGAGCCAATGCCGTTTCATAAGAAGTCGACCAATCGCATTATGAAAAATGCCGAATGGTATGAAGTGCGTGCATGGAGTAGAGAGTTGTCGAAATCAGGTCGTACCATGATGGAGGTAGTGAAACTAGCTTTAACTGGTGATATAAAATTCATCATTTATGGTTCTGCTACAAACATTTCAGCAACTCGTTTATTGAAGCCCTTAAAGTTGGCTTTTGAAAAAAATCCAAGAATCATAAACGACTATGGTAGTCAAGTAAATTGGGGTAATTGGAGCGAATCGCAGTTTAGACTTAGAAATGGTGCATTGTTCATTGCGGTGGGAGCGGGCAATACACCTCGAGGTGCTCGAAATGAAGAGATACGCCCAGATATGATTGTCATGGATGACTTTGACACAGATGAGGATTGTAGAAACCCTGAAACAGTACAGAAAAAATGGGATTGGTTTGAACAGGCTCTCTATGGTGCTAGGTCTATTTCTAATCCTTTGCGAGTGCTTTTTAATGGGAACATCATTGCAAAAGACAGTTGCATAACTCGTGCTATTAAGATGGCAGACAAAACAACCATTGTCAACATAAGAGATAAGAATGGTAAAAGTACCTGGCCGAATAAAAATACAGAAGAGCATATTGATCGTGTGTTAAGCAAAATCAGTTATTTCTCTGCGCAAAAAGAATATTATAACAATCCAATCGACAAGGGAACTGTTTTTACATCTATTAATTACGGCAAAGTACCACCTCTAAGAAGCTGTAAAAGAGTAATTGCATACTTCGATCCATCCACATCGAATAAAGACCGAACCCGAGCAAAGAAAGGAACATCATATAAAGCAGGTGTTGTAATCGGATATAAAAACACCACATACTACATTTATTGGCTTCGAGTGCAACAAAACAACACCAACGCATTTATTAACTGGCTATTTGAAGCGCATGATTTTGCTGATGCTAAAAAAGTGGACACCATGAAGTTGTGGATTGAAAATAATAGCCTACAAGACCCATTCTACGAACAGGTACTAAAACCAGAGATAAAAAAGAAGTCAAAATCAAAAGGCTACACCATAGGCTATCAGGCTGATACTAGAAAAAAGCCTGACAAATTTACAAGAGTAGAGGCAACTCTAGAACCACTACACAGGAATGGTGCCTTAGTATTTGATGAAAAGCTGGAAGATACCGAGGATATGAAAGTGATGGAGGAACAGATGCTAGCAGTATCACCCAGTAGTGTAGTTCTTGATGGGCCAGATTGCCTTGAAGGTGGCGTATGGCGATTATATAAAGACTTAAGACAAAACGTTGGTAAACCGCAGGTTATCCAACCTAAACCAAATAAAAAACGCTATTGATATGTATATCGAAATTGAAGAACTACGAACACACGTTCGCGAGGAAGAACTACAGGAAATCATTAGGAATGATGAAACTATTGCTTTGGCTGCACTAGATGCTGCTATTGAATTTGCCAAAAGCAAACTCATGAAGCACTATGACACACGAGCTATTTTTAATCATAAAGGTTCAGAAAGAAGTCCACTTTTAGTAAAGTTCGTAAAGGATATTGCCATATGGGAAATTATTGGCTTAGCCACGCCACATATAGACTACAACGACAAAAAACTGCGCTATGATGATGCTGTAGCTTGGCTCACGGCGGTGTATAAAGGTATGCCTGCTGACTTTCCTGTAAAGGAAGAAACATCAAGTTCTAGCAGCTTTAACCTAATTAGCAATCCAAAACGTCAAAATAGATATTAAAATGAGTAAGAAACAAGAACTTAGAATTTCACAAGTGCTGGTAGTACAGCCTCCAAAACGTGAAGCAATAGATATAGCCAATTACACTCGAGGCATACGCAGTGCCGACAGAGGTAAAAGAAGACAGCTGTATGATGTGTATGAAAACATTAGTAAAGACCCAGTCCTGGGCGAATCGATTCGAAAACGAGTTCGCCATATAACAAATGGTGGTTTGAAGTTTACTGTAAACAGCGAAGAAGTAGAAGAGATGACTGATTTAATTCAAACTCCCTCTTTTAGAAAACTACTAAAAGAAATATTCTTAACCAGGTTCTATGGCAAAAGTATCATTGAGCTTGATTTTGAAGAAGGTTTTGATTGTACGCTTATTGAGAGAAGGCACTATGACACCAAGCAAAAGAAAATTTTAAAGTCTTACTTTGACGATGAAGGCTGGAGTTATTTGAACGATGACTTTCTTTTGAATGTAGGCGAAGACAACGATCTTGGATTACTTATGGAGTCGGCACCATTCGCTATTTTCAAAAGAAATGGAGGAGCGGACTATGCTGAGTTCTGTGAGCTGTGGGGTATACCAATATTAAAAGGACTCTACGACCCCGATGATGATAAAGGTAGAGAAGAAATGGAAGAAACCTTTACCAAACGAGGAGCAAGTGGAAGTATAGTGGCTTCCAAAAACTCAGATGTAGATAGTATTTCCACATCAGTAAACGGAGCGGTTCATAAAGAGTTTCTAGAGTGGCTAGATGAGCAAATTCTAATCGGTACGATTGGCCAAACCATGACTTCAAAAGACGGAGCTTCACACAGTCAATCTAAAGTACATGCGGACGTAGAGGATGATATCAACGAAGATGATCAAGCTTTTGTATTAGAAGTACTAAACCACCAGTTACTGCCAAGATTAGAAAAGCGAGGCTATCCAGTAAAAGGCGGTTTCTTTTTGTTTCCAGAAAGAGACAATTTATCGTTAAAAGAGAAAATAGACATCGCTGAAAGGATTGACGAAGTTACCGAGCATGGTGTGGACGATGATTATTGGTATGAGCTGACAGGTATTCCTAAAGGAAACAAAGACCCAAACCGCCCACGCAAAGGAGATAGTCCTTTTGGATTTAGCCTACAAGCTGAAGAAGCCGACGATGATTTTGAAGTGGTAAAAGTCAAGAAAAGCAGACTTAAAGCTTTAAAGGATTTTTTTGGAAACGCTCCGAGATAGAGCTAAAACTATATCCAGAGATAAACTGGATAGCGTTAGAAGAAAGCTATACGCACACTTGCATTCATAATCATAAAGTTGATTTAGCTGCAGATGATACTACACCAGACTGGGCAGATATCATGGCTAAATTATGGACGGATAACATTAGAGAAATTTGGCGAAATAAAGGCTTTGACGGCACGCCTAATAATCCAATCGTTACAGAAACCGCTAAACATCTAATTAAACCGATTAATGATGTGTTTGGGCAAGCTATAGACTATGATAGTCCTGATTACATCTTGAGAGAAACGCTAAAGAAAAATGTATGGGATTTTTCTGTTGCAAAAAACAATCAAGACAATATACGATTAAACAACTTGTTACTGGACGACCAAGGCAAATTAAGAAGCTGGAGCGATTTTAAACATGAAGCTCAAAAAGTAGTAGGCACATCCAACCGATATTTGCGAACTGAATACAATACAGTTGTAGCAGGAGCACAAATGAGCCGATTGTGGCAAGACATACAAAAAGACAAACATTTGTTTCCTTTCGTTCAGTTTGACGTAGTTGAAGATAAAAGAACTAGTGATATCTGTGAACCTCTTAGCGATGTAATAATGAGTGTAGATGATCCTGTACTGATCAACTATTTTCCGCCGAATCATTTTAACTGCAGAACGACTGTTAGACGATTGCATTCGGGGGTGCCAACTGAAAATTACAACCTACCAGATATACCAAAAGCTTTTAAGAATAACGTAGCTGTAACTGGTGAGATATTCACAAAAGAGAATGCCTATATAGCTAATACACCTGAAATTGTACATAAGAACTTCCATAAAAGGAGAAAGGAAGAAGAAGTTGCTAAGCTCACAAAATGGCGGAAAGAAAATATAAAAGAAGGAGGTGAGATAATAAATGATTTTTATTTGAGCAGGCGAGCAGTCAGAGAGAATGAAAGACATTTTACTGATATTTATTACAAACACATAGTAAAGGATATAAAAAGCATATTGCGAGAATCGACATTCATAGAGAGTAAACCCTTAGACAAAAATGCGTTCAACTATGCAAAGAAGGCTAGCAGAGGAGTAGTGAAATATGAATATTATAAGTTTACTTGGAAACAAGAAACGTTCCGTTTAAATGTAGAGGTATTTACAGATGGAAGAAGACAGCCTTATGCAATTAACTTAATAAAGAAAGGGACTTAAAAACGATTCACCTGGTCTCAACCCAGACTTCTATTCTTAAACTCCCTTTCTTGTATTACAAATATACAAAACATTTATATTATGTCAAACTCATTAGAAGATAGGCTAAGTAAACTGCAACAAGAAATAGCAGGAAAGCTCAGACAACTACCACCCATAATCGGTAAGGAAGTAGTTAACTTCTCTTTGGACAACTTTAAAGCGCAAGCTTGGCAAAATAAAGAAGTTGAGCCTTGGGAAAAACGAAAAAGCCCAACGAAATGGGAGCAAAAACAAGATGACGATAGAGCTTTGCTGGTTAACTCAGAACAATTAAGACGTAGTATTCGAGTTGGCAAAACTCATGATGACAAAGTGCAAATAATTGCTGGAGGAGCTGATACTCCATACGCACGTGCGCACAATGAAGGATTTAAAGGTTTAGTACATCAGCACGTAAGAGAACACATTAGACGTACTCGAAATGGTGGGCAATACACGGTAAAGGCACACGACAGGTCTATAGAGCAAAACATACCTAAACGTCAATTTATAGGGAACTCTGCACAAAGTGCCGAACTTAGAGAAAGAATTAACAGCCTTATTCGTAAGGTATTAAAACAATAACTATGAAAGAATTATATGAAAAGCTCTTAGAACTACTAGGAGGAATTGAGG